TGCGCCCGGCACACCGCCAGCATCACCTGCACCAAGTCCGACAGGCTGGACCCCGACGCCAAGGCCTCGGCCCGAAGCCCGACCCGACCAACGTCCACCGCGTCCCGACCGTGCCACAAATAGTACCGGTCCCGACCCGACCCGACCGAGGTCCGAGGTCCACGGCCCGACTGCCCCCGACCCCGACCCGACTGCCCCGACCCGACCGACCCCGACCCGAGCTCCTCGGACCCCGGACCTTGGTCCTCGAATAGGCTGACAATTTGAGACGGCTTAGGCCGACCGGGGTCCTCTGCCAAGATGAATGATAACCCATGCTTATGGGTCAGCAGTGTATTATAAGCTATCTGCATATCTGAGAGCCGGATAAAAATTTTTTCCGCTACTTTCAGTTCAATTTTGAACGAACCTGCGGGGGAAGATACGTCCACATCCGGCAAACCGCCGCCGTGTCGGTTCTCAATGCGTGTCGTCATGCACTTTTCGGCCTCAAGAAGAGGCTTCAGGGCCTTCCATAGCTTCGCTTCCGGCCCCATTGGCAGGCTCCTTCGGTGTGATATCGCGCAAGAAGGGGTACTTATGCTGGAGCTCCAGCAGACGATCCATGATCTGGTCGCGGCTCATGTTCTCAATGCGGTTGAGCGTCTCGCGGCGATCTGTGGTCAGGCCACCAAGGGCGCTGCGGAGCTTCTCGGCGTTGATGGCAGCGGAGAATTGCTTGGCCTCTTCGGCACCGCGTGACAGGTTGTAGAGGCGCTCGAGCTGGCCAATGGTGGTCACGCCATACTTGCGCTCCTTGGCCTCGCGGAGCTCCTTGATGTATTCCACCACGTGGGGGAAGTCATTGCCGTTGAGCAGCTTGGCAGAATAGATGTGCGCCACATCGTGGCTGAACCCAGCCTTTCGGGCGCACTCGGCGTTGCTGTAGACGCCTTCCACGAAGAGCTCGGCAAAGGTCTTCTGCCGCTCGGTGAGCACCCTGCCGTGCTCGTCCTCAATGCGGGATATGGTCCCACCCTTGATGGCAGCGGCGGCGTCCCGGTTCTTGATGCCTCTGGTCATGCTGGCCCCCAAAATAAGCTACCTTTATCGATGCCCCAAGGCAGGGCAGGTCGTCAAGACCCTCCACCCATAGGAGGTTTTAGGGGTCTCCCCAAACGGTTCAAAAAAAGAAGAGACCCCCAAAAAGGTTAGATGTAATCACTTGTAATCACCTGTAATCATAAAATCTTGTCTAAGTTCTTGTTTTTGCTCAACATACTTTTCCTGATTACAATGATTACGCTGTTTACCCCCATGTGAAGTCAAAAACCAAACATAGAGACCCCTAAAAAGTCCTATGGGGGCCAGTTTTGCCCTGTTTTTGGGCCCTAAGTCTTTGAAAAACAAACAAAAAAGCTGATTACAAACTGATTACAAACGGCCCTTTTTCGGGGTCCATTTTGTAATCATTGTAATCAGCGGGTCGTCTTTTCTGCTGTGATTTCATACACTTAGCACCAAGGACCGAGGTCGTCAAGGCCTCCCTCATGATTACAGTTTTTTGTAATCAAGGTCCAAGGTCCGAGAACCGCGCCCCTCCAAACCCATATCCAAGGACCGAGGCCCACGAATCTAGTTGACACGCATCCCCAGATACTTGTATCCTTTGCACAATACCACACCACAAGAAAGGAGCTCACTATGTCTTCGGCAAAAGCCGACATCCCCCATCCAGACTATGGCCTAGACCATTCGACGCGCCTGCTTGTTTTGCAGGATGCGGAGATCATGGGCGTGAAGGCCGCTGCCCTGACCCACAACGTCTGCGTTGCCAGCGTCTATGCTTGGCGCAATCGCTACGACTTCACTGCCCACCATGAAACCAAACGCAAGGAGAGCTGACATGTCAGACAAGCCGACCACCATCACCCTCACCCTGTCGCTCGACTACGCGCAGGTGATCATCGACTGCCTTAGCAACGACATCGAGCTGACCGACAGCGGCTACCCCAACTTCCGGGACGTGGGCGAGATGAAGTATTACCTGCGCCGCGCTGAGTTGTTTGCCGATCTGCAACAGGCCGTGCAAGAGGCCGCTGCCGAAGACACCTCGGAAGAGGAGGCTGTGTGATGAACCTGAACAAGACCCACAAGGCCGAGATCGTCAAAAAGATCATGGCCGACATCCCCATGATCGACTACGCCGCGCAGGCGCAGGCTATTCTGCAAGCCAAGGCCATCGAGAAGATGCCTGCCGAGGTGCGGGCGGTCTATGACAACCCAGACCTGCGCCACTGGCTGGCCACGCGCTACGCCTCGCACCACACCCACCTTTCTGGCTCCTACATCTTCTGGCAGAACAGGAGAGGCGCGGGAGACTGGCTCTACGCCTCACGTTGCGGGCGCAACGGAGACCCGGAGGACCGAGAGCTTGTGGCCGAGGTCCACGATCAGATTTACGAGCTTGCCAAAGCCGCCGAAGAGCAGTGGAAGGCACGTCGCTCGATGGAGGACAAGCTCAGGATGATGTTCTACGACATCCGCACCTTGAAGCAGGCCAAGACTCTGCTTGAGCCGGAGCTTCACAAGTACCTACCGGAAGAGCCGCCCAAGGAACCCAAGCCTGCGCGGGCGTCGACGGCGCTGGTGCCATATGTCGTGGCTGGCTTGCGCGAGATGGGGTGGCCCAAGGACCAAGAACCGAAAACCGAAGGAGCCGCATAACATGGGCATGTACACAGAGCTTTACCTGCGCTGCGACCTGAAGGAGGACACTCCGCAGGAGGTGATCGACCTGTTGCGGGTGATGGTCATGGGAGACGGAGAACCACCTGCCACCACGCCATTCGGCGGCGGGCGCTGCCCTTGGATGCTTCGGTCGGCAAGCCACTACCACTTCCCGTTTGCCGTGAGCAGCATGCACCACATCGACTGTCTTGACCGCTGGTATTTGTTCGTGCGCTGCGACCTGAAAAACTACGAGAGCGAGATCGAGGCATTTCTTAAGTGGCTGGCTCCGCACATCAACGCCTACGAGGGCGACTACATCGGCCACACGCGCTACGAGGAAGACCCTCTGCCGACGCACCTGATCTACGGCGAGGGGCTGCTCAAGCTTGAAGGGGAGACCGCATAATGGACAGGGATTCGAAAACCATCGTTGACGCTGGTGATGGGAGTTTGCGCCTTGAGGTCTCCATGCGGGAGGAGTCGGGTGGTTGGCCGGAGAGTGTCTCGCTTACAGAAATCCAAGAGAATAATTGGACGGGCGATATTGTTCTCCTGCCGGGGGCTGTTGCCACGCGCAGGTTTATTCGTGCCCTACAGCGGAAGTCCAAGGCTTTCCGGGGGGCTCATGTTCCGCAAGTGACGAAAATCGGTCGAACTGATTCGTCTATCGGACTGGAGCTTTATGTGCAGTACGAGCCGACCATGATTTTTGTTCAGCAGGAAGGGGACATCATTGCGGTCGAAAGTGAGGCCCAGATGAAAATGCTGATCGAAGCGATCAAGGGCTACGCTGCCGTGCTGGGCTGGGAGGTGGGGTAATGGCGCTGACGCACAAGGACCTATTGGCGGCGAAGCATGCGGCTCTGGACTTTCTGGCTGCGGAAGAGAATCTGCGGGCGTGCCTCGAGGAGAATCTCGGCTTTAGCTACACGGCAACAAAACGCGTTGCCGACACGACGAAGGCGCTCAAGGCAGCGCTCAACGATCTGGAGGACACTAAGAGATGATCACCGAAAAAACTTGCCCAGACTGCCACGGAGACGAACCATGACCAAGACTTCAGCGCTAACGCTGCTCGGAGATGCTTTTGTGGACGAGGACCGCCTGTCTGGTAACAGCATCTCCATCATACGGGGAGGCAACGCGATCATCCTGAGCACGGAGGATGAGAACGGGTATGACACAGACATCGTCATCCACTCTGCCCATCAGGCGCAAGCTATCGTGAGTGCGATAAGGGGAATCGCCGTATCGCAGGGCTGGGAGGTGGTGTGATGACCTACTACAAACCGTGCCCAGAGTGCGGGGGCCGAGGAACGGTGCTCTATGAGCGCGTCTTCAGCCACAACTACGGCCGCGACGTGGGCTTCATCGAGGAATACGAGGACACCTGCGAAAACTGCGACGGCTTGGGCCAGATCGAGGACTACGACGACGAGGAGGACGAGTGATGGCCAAGTGGAACGTGCGCGGCACCCCAGAGAACCAAGGTCCGAGGCCCGGTGAAATCCGCATCATCAACTACATGGACGGAAGGGACGATCATGGCAACTGGATCGTCCGGGAGCGCATCGATCAGTTCTGGGACGGGCAGTGGTCACCTGTCAAAATGTATCACATGAACGGGAACGGCTCGATGGTGGAGGTGAAGCAATGACCAAGGTCCGAGAGCCAAGCTCCGTTGTCGAGATGGCGGAGAGGTGTCGACAGGTAAAAGACCACATCAGATACATGCCTGAAGTGGACGCAGAAACGAGGAGGATGTCGGAGGAGATTGCAGGAACCTTTGCTGAGGCAGACTTCTACGAGCTCAACGCAGGCATCACCACTGCGGTGGATCAAATGTATGAGGCTCTCTTCCGGGGTAAAAACACGGAAAGCTTGGTCTTGGATCAAGACTGCCGCCTTCCGTCCAGCATCTGCGTATTTTGGGCCCACTCCACCCGGATCAAGGTTACCGACTTCGAGGAGCCTATTCCTTTTGCATACTATGCTGCGGAATTGGAGGGGATAACCCATGTCTACCTCATCTCCCCGTATTTCACGCCGCTGATTCAGGGCGGATACGAGGTTGGGTCTGAGGGAGGCATTCTGGCCCACCGAATGGGGGAAGAGGATGACATGCATCAACGGGCAGCACATGTACTGACCGTCGCTGCGATGTGCTCGGTGCTGAACCAGCCCTCGTTCACCAAGCGTGATCCCGCAGGATCGCGTCAGGAACGCCGCGCTGCCAACCGCAGCGGGGGCTACGCCACTGACGCATGGCACAAGATCACGTGGAACATTGGCGAAGAGGTCAAGGCCAAGCTCACCCGCGACGAGCCTGTGCGCTGCATGCCACTGCACTACACCCGTGGCCATTGGCGCAGGGCCGAGGAGGGCTGGAAGAACACCACCCAGCGCAAGGACGGCCTCTGGTATCAGTGGATCGAGGGCTTCTGGTCGGGGCACCCGGCCTTTGGCATCAAGAAATCTTATCACGCACCGAAGATGGGAGACGCAGCGTGACCGACCGCACCCTAACCCCGGAGGTCTACGGCGACTTCGGGCTGTTCCTCGAACAGATGGGCCTGCGGCCCAAGCACATCGAAAATACTAAGACAACCCCCCAGTCCAAGGAATATCCCAAGGCGGAGACCAGCGACTGGTACAAGCAAGGCAAGGAGTGCCCATTTTGAGCTACGCAGAACGCATCGAATCGCAGAACCAACAAGTCCTTGCCTACCTTCGCACGGGCAAGGTCATCACGCCCCTTGAAGCCCTCGAGCAGTTCGGCTGCTTCCGGCTGGCCGCGAGGATTTATGATCTCCGCAAGCGGGGCTGGCCTATCCACTGCGACCGCACCGCCATGGAAGGCGGCAAGATCGTCGGACACTACAGCATGGCACAGGACCAAGGTCTCTGGCCCGTCAACCTGAATGGACCCGCAGCATGACCCTATCACCCAACATGACCAAGGAAACCCTCGCTGCCATCATGGACGCGCTGCCGGAGGAGATGACCGCGGCGGAGCTCACAGCCCTGACGCTGCTGGTGCATGAGAGTTTTCTGAGTACGCCTCAGGAGGTCATCGCCAACCTGATCGCCACGATCTACAGCTACGGGCGGGCAAAAGGCATTTCTAACTCAGCCATATCAGCAGGCCTGAAGGTATCAGCCCTAGTCTATATGGAAACCCACGACGATGATCGGAAGCACTGATGGAAACCATCATCGCTGCCATCGCATTGGTCTGCGGGGAGCACGTTTGCTCGAGCATGGTCTATGAACCAAGGTTCAAGGACCAAGTAACGTGCGAAGCGTACCTCTTTACGGAGCGTCACCGTCGCTCCAAACTGAACCAGCAGGTCGTCTTAGACGACTGCATCACCACAACCGAAGAACGACTCAAGGAATTCCTATGACACAGATCACACATACGCAGACGGCCGAGATACAAGCCTTTCGCAAGGTCCATGAGGACCTGAAGAAGTGCTTTATCACGTGGGAGGAGGGCGGCATTGCCCCCAACTTGGCTCTTTGGGCCACAGTCGCGCTGGTTACCGAAACACTGATGAACGCTCTGGGAGACAGAGGGCGGGTGGCCGAGTTTATGCTGGCCGCAATGAACTCCTCGCTGTCGGACAACAAAGAAGGAATGAACTGAAATGGTTATGGGCTTGAATTACTCGCCGGAGGACGTGAAGGCGTCCGAGGTCTTGATCGCATCGGTGGCTGGCTCTGGCGTGGCCTTTGGCCTGCTGCCGCACTATCCCGGCGAGGAGCCGGATGCCGTGGCCATCGCGCCGAAACTGGCGCGGATGAATGACCTGCGGATCGGGGACACCGTCGAGGTGGGCTATGTGCCGAATTTCCCGGAGCATGCCGACCGGGTTAAGTATCGGGCCGTCGCGGTCTACCGCAAGACGGACGGGACCGAGAAGCAAGGACCGGGGACCAAGCCCGGAGAGGCGCGGCGCACCATCGAGCAGCAGGTGCAGGATCGGATCGCGGAGGGCGAGGTCTGGAACCGGGCTGAGATGTACGTCGAGCTCTTCGGGGAGACCTTCACCTCGCTGACGGCCTCCGAGGTCGAGCGGGCGCGCTACGAGGCCATCGGCCACAGCATGGCGCGGCTGCATGAGACGGGCAGCATTGCCTGCGCCAAGGTCTATGGGCCGGGGAAGAAGAACGCCACGGCGCTGTACTACGCCAAGAACACCTACGTCCTCGGACGGGCGCTCATGGGGCTGGAGTCGGTGAACGAGGAGGAGAGCGAATGATGTTCTGGCGCAAGAAAGAAGTGACCATGCCGCACCGTGACATCCACGCAGAGGCTGCAAGGGGGATCAGCAACGCTGCGTCCGTCCTGCCGCCCAAGCGGTTCATGAACTTTGTCTACTATGCCATCCTTGAAAATCGGCAGGTGACTGTCGAGGACATCGACGCGCTGGCCAATCGGCTGTCGCGGGCGGCTTGGGAACGGGGGCGGAGATGACCGGATGCAAGTGGCCAGAAGGGCATTGTGCTTGCTACGCGCAGGAGGCCGTGAAACCTGACTATGCGGGGCGAGTGTGGATGCACTGTGAGGAAGGGTTGTCGATGACAAAGGCAAGCATGTCGCGCTTCGTGATGTTCTGCCTTCGCAACCGCATCGAGATCGGCACGATCCATCCGTTCAACTCAAACTATGAGAGGAGCCAAGTGTCTGCATCGGTGAGACTGAAGCCTGAACAATTCACAGCTTTCGAGGCTGAAACGGGCGGAAAACTAAGAGAGCCACCACGCATCTCTCTGAACTCAAGCAGCCCTAGAGATACACTTGGAGAGTGAAATGACCATCGACATGACCAACAACCGTGTGACGTATGGCCTGCTGAGCGACGAGGAAAAGGCTGCGCTGCATGAGCATGAGAAGGCGGGTGGGGAGTTTTTGTTCACCTGCGGCTGCGACCAAGACTGGGAACCGTTGAGTTCGCCAAACTGGTTATGGTTAGACAACATAATCTACCGCACCGACCCTCTGCCCAAGACCCAAGACCTGATCGCATGGGAGAAGCTGCCTGATTGGGTTGAGTGGGTGGCAAGGGATGGGGACGGCACGGTTTTCGCCTACGACGAAGAACCTGAGTGCCGTGGCGATAAGTGGGTGTTTGGGGGTTCTGAATGCACACGCATCGACTACTGGCCCGGCATCGTGCAGGTCGGGACGTGTGATTGGAAAGACAGCAAGCAGCGGAGGCCGCAGAAATGAGAGACTTTTGGGACAACATCGTGCCGCTGGCGGGCATCGCCTGCCTTGCGTTCTTCATCTACGGGCTGGGTCAGGTGATCTTCGACGACATGGAGAAAGGTCAATTGCGCTACGAGCA